AATATTAGAAGGATGGCCGCTAGATTTAAATGGAATTTGGATTTCTAATGAGACTTAAAGGTTTACGATATTACAGTTATGCCATTTGGGGGGCACATATAAATTGCCCCCCAGTTCCCCCAATTCATATGACTTTTAGTGCCCCCCAATTCATTTATCACTATGCCTAGAGCCGGTCGTTTTAGTATTAAAGCCAAGAATTACTTCCTCACTTATCCCCAATGCTCTCTTACTAAAAAAGAGGCACTTTCTCAATTACAGAACCTACAGACTCCCACAAATAAAAAATTCATTAAAATCTGTAGAGAACTCCACGAAGATGGGGAACATCATCTCCACGTGCTTATCCAATTCGAGGGTAAATACAACTGCACAAATCAACGATTCTTCGACCTGGTATCCCCAACCCGGTCAGCACATTTCCATCCGAATGTACAGGGAGCTAAATCCAGCTCCGACGTCAAGTCCTATATCGATAAGGACGGAGACACTCTCGAATGGGGAGAATTCCAAATTGACGGCAGATCTGCTAGAGGAGGCTGCCAAACAGCTAACGACGCAGCCGCCGAGGCATTAAATGCAGGTTCAACTGAAGCTGCTTTAGCTATAATTAAAGAAAAACTCCCAAAAGATTATATATTTCAATATCATAATTTAAAATCCAATTTAGATAGAATCTTCCAGGAACCTCCTGAAGTATATGTATCCCCTTTTTCTTCTTCTTCTTTTACTCAAGTTCCAGACGAACTTGAAGAGTGGGTGGCAGATAATATAAGAGATTCCGCTGCGCGGCCATGGAGACCCAAGAGTATAGTCTTAGAGGGTGACAGTCGGACCGGCAAAACTGTATGGGCCCGTTCTCTGGGTCCACATAATTATTTATGTGGGCACCTAGACTTAAGCCCAAAGGTGTACTCCAATAACGCATGGTATAACGTCATTGATGATGTCGACCCACATTATTTAAAGCATTTTAAAGAGCTGATGGGGGCCCAAAGAGACTGGCAAAGCAACACAAAATACGGAAAGCCAGTTCAAATTAAAGGGGGCATTCCCAGTATTTTCCTCTGCAATCCAGGGGCAACTTCATCATATAAGGAATTTCTAGACGAGGAAAAAAACAGAGCACTGAAGGCTTGGGCAGTAAAAAATGCGACCTTCGTCACCCTCACAGAGCCATTGTTCTCCAACGCCAATCAAGGTTCTCCACAAACAAGCCAAGAAGAAACCGATCAGGCGTAGACGAGTAGACCTCAACTGCGGGTGCTCATACTATCTACACATTAACTGCACCAACCATGGATTTACGCACAGGGGAACACATCACTGCTCTTCAAGCTCAGAGTGGCGTGTTTATCTGGGAGCTCAACAATCCCCTATATTTCAAGATAATAAAACACATCAGCCGACCATTCAACAGGAACCACGACATGATATCAGACCAAATCAGGTTCAACCACAACCTCAGGAAAGAGTTGGGGATTCACAAGTGTTATCTGAACTTCCAGATCTGGACGACCTTACGGCCTCAGACTGGTCATTTCTTAAGGGTCTTTAAGACCCAAATAATTAAATATTTAGATAATTTGAATGTAATTTCTATTAATAATATCATTAGGGCAGTCAACCATGTATTGTACAATATTCTTGAAAACATTATTGATGTATCAGAAAATCATGAAATAAAATTTAATATTTATTAATTCGTAACTGCATCATAGAAATAGATGCGTATTTTAAGGGTAGCATACACTGGGTTAGAAGCATGAGTACATGCCATATACAATAACAACGCATTCTCTGTATGATTCTCATATTTAGCCTCTTCCTGATGGTTATACACTACATGACTATTAAGCCTATAAAATCTTTTCACTAATGCCTGTTCCTTCACTCCAGAGGGTCCACCCGTAACGGTAGCATGAAACTTCCTAAGTACTTGATATCTATCACGGAGATCATTCTTCACAGTGGCAGTACTGGGCTCATTGTCAAACATATTGAAAACCTGTCCAAAATCCATTGGGCTTTTTCCATAGGGCCTTCTATCACGGACCAAGTAGAACATGACATTGTTAGTGTGATTCGTCTTCTTAATGTTCTCATCCATCCAAATCTTACCCAATATATACATGGACTTGATACAGAATCTCTTCCCTGTTCTATGAGTCAAACCAGGACCACGAGTTATATCACTAACACAACGTACAATACCGGTATGCTTCACGTCATCCCTTTGCTCATACGACTGGATCTTACATGGACCTTCACATCCCCGTGGTACATCAGGACTTCTGTACATTTTGTAAAACTTGGGCTTTCGGTACATGGGCCGGTACGTCCATAGTTGACGCTTGCTTGTGCCTCGGACAGTGGGGACAACAGCACGGCTGGAGTATGGGCTGTCGAAGTTCAGTTTTCGACGAACCTTCGAGGCGGGAGTGGAAATGAATATATCGGCGGGTCGCTTCAACATAGTTGGAGGCCCTAACTACTGATATGAGATCACGAATTAAATCGTAACCCAATGTATTGGGCTCGTATGTTTCCTCTATGGCCTGCAAATATTTTATGGCCAGCATACATCGAAACCCATGTACTGATTCAGGGAATTCATTCAATAATGGATCCCACATAGTGCAACTGTAACATACTTGGGACCAAAGTATATAAGACAAAACACTACTTATCTAACGTTTTCACTGACATTCTGATTGGCCGACATAAATTAGTGAGGAGGGACCACTTTCTTTTTCGGGCGCGGCCATCCTGT